CGGTACATTCTTTCGTATTCTCCGAGAACATCAAAAGGAATGTTACGAGTGAATCCAAGTTTAACAGATTCAAAATTAATAATGTGTTGTTTGCAATAATCAAGGTCTTTTTGGTTCATACAAATTATTTAAAAAGTTTTTAAAAAATGGCGATATAACTCCTGCTCCGAACATACATACAACCGCATCAGTTACAACTTGCGGAAGTAGGAAAAGCAAAAGAGCAACCCAAGCGGTTAAACAAAGTGTGCAGTTAAAAGGTTTAAAATCTAAATGCCACTTAAACGGAAATCGATTTTGAGTAATAAAGTAAAACGAAAAAAAGTTAGCCGCTAAAATAATTTCAATCAAGTTCATTGTTTCTAATTTTATATTTTAAAAGTGTCTTTGCTTTACGGATTGTTTTTAGTAGTGAGCGGTAAGGAATCTTTGTCTCTCTGGATATTGCTAAAAGGTTTTTATTTTGCGAATATAGTTTTAAAAGTTCCGCTTCGTACCAATGCAGAATTTCCATTCCTTGCTCAAGTTTTGTAACTAATGTTTCATCATACTCTTCTTTTGATGATTCGTAGGTAACAGGAATCTCTTGGTACAATTGTCTGAACTTTCGGTAGAAATTGCTTCGGTCTGATTTAGCCATATTTAAGATAGTCCGAACAATAAAATACCTTAAATATCCTTGTTCATACATTCCGACTAATTTCTCTTCATCCATTTCACAAAGCACAAGAAAGACCTCTTGGCGAAGATCATCTTGCAATTCAATAGGCTGCATTTTGGATATTGCCTCATTGATATCTTTTGACTTATAAAGTTCCGATATGATGTTTTCCCGATGCAGAAAATAATGTTTTTCGTTTACTAATATATTTCTTTTTCTTCTTCTTTTAATTATACTTATTCTTATTATTATTCTTATTCTTCTTCTTATAGAGTATGGCATACCTATGCAATACCTATCAAATGGACATTTTAGGCTAAAATAATACCCATCCTAACTAATTGATTTATAGTAAGTTAGCATATTAAGAAAAAAACTTAAAAAAAAGTGGAAGAAATATTTGGTATGTATCAAAGAAGTGTATAATTTAGCTCTATCAATTAAAACAAAAACAATGAAACAATTAACAAAATCTCAAGTTGCTCCAGATTTAAAACCGGGTGATGTAGTTGAGTTTACTAACAGTAGAAATTTTAAACAGGTATTAATTGTAGTTCGTGCAGATGAAAAAAGTTGGTATGATATGTTTGGTGGTCGTAATAGTTATGGAACATTGAAACAATATATGAAATATACAGATTTTAAAATTATTTCTAATAATTAAAAAAAATGAAACCACAAGCAAAACTCGCAATCGTACTGATTTTAGTAATGTATCTTGTAGGACTTTTACAAGACATTAATTCACTCTAAAAACAAAACAAATGAAAATTCAAATCTCTGTCTCTGCCGAAAACGCTGCCTTTTTAATGGCTACCGAAAAGTTTAAATTCAAGGCTTCTTTCAATTGCGTTGCACCAAATGGATTGATAGTCCTTGATGTTTACTTCTCTCCGTTAGCCGATTCTGAAACTATTGCTTCTTCATTTTTTTATGCAGGAATGCAATGCTCTATTGACCAAATTAAAAAAGAAGTTTTTAACAATGAAAACAGTTTATCCCACCAACCCCTGTAAAGATTTTAACGAGTGGATTAATTATATCTACTCATTACTTAAAAGTCCGTCTCGTTAAGGACTTTAATCTGCAACGAAAAAGGGGGGGGTAGTAATCTGGGTTTTGGTCAAAAATGCCCCCCTAACTTTTAAAATATACCGCTATGAACCTCAAAGAAAAAATAATACACTATTTAATTTTCGGTACATTAGCTTATACAATCTATATCTCGGTTTGCATCTTATTTGAATTACATTCACTCTATAAAAAAATAAAACAATGGAACTAACTAAACCAAACGAAGCCTTACAAGTTGCTTCTACGCTCCAGACATTCGTTACAGAACGAAAACTTACCGCCAACATTCAAGGTAAAAATTATCCTTTAGTTGAGGCTTGGCAATTTGCCGGAAGCCAATTAGGACTGATCCCTGTGGTTAGAGAAGTGAAGAATCTTTCTACTGATACTGAATTAAAGTACGAAGCAATGGTTGAGGTTATTCGCCTTACTGATTCGGTTGTACTTTCCAGAGGCTACGCAGTTTGTTCTAATAAAGAAAACTCAAAGAGAAGATTCGATGAATATGCTATCGCATCAATGGCTCAAACAAGAGCAGTAGGAAAAGCCTATCGGAATATCCTCGCTTGGTTGATGAAAGCCGCAGGTTTTGAAGCTACTCCTGCCGAAGAAATGGATTTTATAAAAGATGAAGTTGGGGATGATGGAAGAGATTTTTTATTAAATTTACTTGATACTTCTTCTTATGAAGGCAAGGTTAGGGATAAGTTGTATATTCGTATAACAGGAATTTTAACCAATGAGGATTATGAAAAAGCTAAAAAAGATTTATTGGCAAATCAAGTTGGGATTGATGCTATCCCTAATCCAAGTCAAAAGGATATTAATAGACATCTTAAAAACTCAATAAAATGACACGCACCGAAGTTATCACACTAACAGTATTTAATCCCGAAACAGAAATGTACGAGGATATTAAAGCCAAAGTTGAATTTACTTTGTATGTTGGTAGGATTGAACCTTTTGAGGCTGATGAATACGATTGGAATATTTTATGGATTGAAGGTTCTGATTGGGTTGATGAACAGATCGTAGATAAGGCAATAGAAACTGATTTCGATATTAAGAGCATTTTTTACTAAACCCCTGTTATATGAAAGCAAAAAACCCTTCCAACATTCAACGAGAAGGCAATTCGTACAGAGTGCGAGTTCAATCCAACGGAATCCGAGTAAGTAAAAACTTTACTTCGCTCCGTAAGGCTTTGCAATTTAGAAAGCAGTTGCAAGGTTAATGGGTTAGCCGGTTGGTGTAATTGGTAACACCTTTACTTTGTAAGGAGATGGGAGTTCGAATCTTCCACCGGCTCCGAATCAAAATTTAAAATTATGAAACTAAAAGTTTACAGAGAAGTCACGCTTGACCGAAAGTATTATTCTGTCTATGAATTAAAAGAGGATTATGAAAGCCTTATTAAAGTTTTTTTGTTCGATTTGGCAAATGAAGATGAAGTTTATCAAACAGTAATTAAATTCGCCAAACATTTAGAACAAGAAGGATTACCAGACAAAAAAGAATTAATTTACGAATCAATCTAAACACAATGGAAAAACAACAAAAAATCTACTGCGGTAGTGGTAAGAAAAAATCAGACACTTGGTTACAAGCCTCAATCAACTTGGACAAAATCAAAGAACATATCCAAGAGTATAAAGGTAGCCGATTTATCAAAGTAAACATCAATATTAAATCGGAACCCGATCAATACGGTAAAGATGTTTCGATTACTATTGATGATTGGAAACCAGAGCAATCTGAATTTAGACATCGCCCAGATCCAAAGTTTACACACGATAACACTCCACCCAATGACCTTCCGTTCTAATGGCTAAACTAACCCCACTTCCGAAACTTTTAAAGAAGGCTCAAGACAAATTCAATGCTCATATTAGAGAACGAGATAAAGAGTTAGGTTGTATCAGTTGCGGTGGCGAAGTACAACAAGCAGGACACTACTTTTCACAAGGTCAGCACTCTGCTTTAAGATTTGCTTTGCCACACGAAGTAGCTTATTTTAACACTAATGGACAATGTATTCGCTGCAATATGTATCTTTCTGGTAACTTAATTAAATACAGACAAGGACTTGTTAAAAGGTATGGCGAAGAATTTGTTTTGAGATTGGAAGAGGAAGCCGAACAACGCACAAAGAAATGGTCAAGAGATGAACTCGAAGTAGTTATAGAAACCTATAAATGATTTATGAATAGACACGAACAAGCAAACAAACTAATTGAAATGATTTGTGAGGAATATGGAATCACAATGAAAGATTTAAAGAAAAAGAAATCTGGTTTTCCAAATAGGTCAGTAAATAGAAAAGGTAAAGATGTAAGTTTAGCCTCTATAAGACAAGCACTCTCTTATTTTATCTTTATGCACTTTCCGTTAAGAATAAAAGAAGTTGCCTCAATGGTTGGGTATTCTGATCATTCCCCTTTATCTTGCCAACGAAAAACTATCGAATATTATATTAAAACAAAGGACTTTTATTTTTATCCTTATTATCAAAAAGTAAAAGAATATGCTGAATTAATCGGAATCAATACCGAAGTTAAAAGGTTAATATTACACGAAACACCCTTTGTGAGATATGAAAGTGATTTAGATTTTATAAGCAATTTAAAATACTATGAAAATGCCGAAAAGATTCGTTGATACTGATATCTGGGAGAAAGAATGGTTTATGTCTTGCACTCCAACCGAAAAATGTTTAGTTAAGTATGTAAGAGATAAATGCGATTTAGCCGGTATCTGGAAGCCTAATTTTACATTAGCGACTTATGTTATCGGAAGTAAAGTAGATGAAGAAATGCTTTTAAATATTGATAACGGAAATCAGTTTGAGCGTTTACAAGATGGGAAAATACTTTGCATTGACTTTGTAAAATTTCAATACGGAACAGAGTTAAACCCATCAAGTCCTATTCATAGAAAAGTAATAGATTTGTTATCAAAGTATGATGTGGAATACCAAACAAAAGAAGTACAAGGAAAAGGATTTAATAAGCCTACGATTGAAGATATTAAAGAAGAAATGTTAAACAAGTGGGATGATAAAACCGCTTCATATCAAGCAAAAAGATTCTTTGATTATTACGAAAGTGTTGGGTGGTTTGTAGGTAAAAATAAAATGAAATCTTGGAGACACGCAGTAAGCGGATGGATAGCACGAACAAAAATTGAACCTACAACCGAATCTATAAAACAAAAACTTTCTATATTAGGGAATAAAAAACTATCTGAACTATGACACCAAAAGAAGATGCAAAATTTTTATTTGATTATGCCAAGAATAAATATTATTTTAATTATGAAGATGCAAAAAGATTTTCTTATTTATATGTAGAAAATAAATTATATATATTAAAAGATAAAATAAGAATTAAACATTGGGAAAAAGTAAAAATTGAAATTGATAATATATGAATGTAGCATTTGAATATTTAAGGCAATTCAAAAAAGTATCTGATGAAGCCGAAGAACTTGTAATGAAAGTCATTAAAAAGCGTTATCCAGAAATCTCTCTTAATGAACTTGTAAATATATTTGAGCAAGGTATTACAGGAGATTTTGGTAAGGTATATTCAGCCGATCCAGAAACACTTTTAGATTGGGTAAAGACTTACACGAATAGAAAAGGACAACAACGCTCCTACTACGAAACGCCAATACTAACGCCAGACATTACTATTTATGACCAACGCTATCCCGAAAAGCAAGAGGATTGGAATAAGGAAGTAAACAAAGGTTATACCGCTTATTTGAATGGTGTATCTACCAGACAAATGCACCCGCATATTTACGATAGGTTAATGGTAGATGGTAAAATACAAATGAATGCTTATCTAAAATACTACAAGGACAAAGTAGATGAAGCCAAGCAAATGATCCTTAATGATTACTTTCAAGAACAAAAAAGAAAAGGATTTAGTTATATTTATTTTATAAAAAGTGAGAAATGAGTTGGGATGAACTTTCTATAAAAGAACGGCAGCAATTATTTAATGAGATAGTTAATAATTCTTTTGTTGAGTTAAGTTTGACTTATGCAAGAGAATACGAAAAAAACCCTCGTAATTTTATTAATTGCTACATAAAGCACAAAGGAGTGCGAATGTGTTGTAATTGGATTGTGTTTACCTATAAATATATTGGAGCCTTTGAAGAGTGTAAACAATTAGGAAAAGATTTTACCGAGTGGGCAGATAGACAAAATGTAAAAGAAGATCAAAAGAAACCACTTGCTGAACTTATGTTAGTAATATATTCAATATTAAAAAAATGAGACAATTACCAAGAATAAAAATAGATGATGAATCCTATCAATATTCTTTAGAGTTTGTAAATAATAATAATATTGCAAATCGTGGAGAATTTGATGGTAGCAAAAGAAACCAATTTGTTGGCATATTAGGGCAAGTAATGCTTTATAAATATCTTTTCGGAAAATTACCGGAATTAGAATCTGGATTTGATAACGGAATAGATTTAGTTTATAATGATGTTACCATCGATGTCAAAACAATGGAACGCAAAGGATTTATGAGGGATTACTATGTGAATAATTTTGTAGCATCACAAGGTAAATATGAAACACAAGTTTTAATATTTTTAAATTATAATTCAGTAGAAAATATTATTGAAATTTGTGGATGGATATTTAAAAAAGATTTATTCTATAAAGGAGAATTTTACAAAAAAGGAACAAAACGATACCGAAGTGATGGGAGTTATTTTATAAATGAAGCGGATATGTTTGAGATCCCACAAGGAAATTTAAAACATTTTGAAAAATGATTTGTAAAGATTGCAAAAAAGATAAACCAGAAACAGAGTTTAACTTGACCGAAGATTATCGAAGGAATCAATGTAAGTCCTGCACGAAAAAGAATAGAGCGGTTTATTTGAACCCCGAAAGTTATTACAATTTATTTGTAGGAAAAGATAATTGGAAGGATATCTATTTTAAAAAAACTATCGTATCAAGAAACTCATTTTAAACAAATAATATGAAACCAAGAGATAAAGCAGAAGAATTAGTTAGAAAAATGTGTCTTAATGATTGCACAATTAAAAACATTGACAAAGCCAAACAATTTGCATTAATAGCAATAGATGAAATAATGGAAGCACTTGAAAAAAATGGTAGTTGGAATTATGATTATTGGGAAGAAGTAAAACAAGAAATAGAAAAACTATAATATGGCACAAACAGCAGTTGAATGGTTGGAAGAACAATTAAATAAATGGTCAGATGGAAGGTTTTATTTACCACCACATTTATTTGAACAAGCTAAACAAATGGAGAAGGAGCAGAAAGAATCATATTATAAGTTAGGTTATGTTCATGGAGTTGGTGATAGTAGGCTTACAAATATGATTATTGATAAAAACAAATAATATGAAAAGATGTACAGGGTGCGGAAGGTTAAGTAGCCAACCGTTAGGGCTAAATAGTAAAGGAGAGTATTACTTAACTTGTTGCCCAGATAGTAATTATAAGGATGTTACAGCAGTAGAATGGTTATGGAATGAATTATGTGATAAAGGTTATTTTAAAAAGTTACCAATATCTGAAATTAAACAAGCAAAACAAATGGAGAAGGAGCAGATAATAGCTGCCTTTGATATAGCTTGTGAAGATGATGATAGAATTGGTAGGGAATACTACAACGAAACCTTTACTTCAATTCCACAAGACGAAAACCCATCTGCCACAAGAACCGAGCAGTTTTAGAAGATTCTTTTCTGACTTTTGTTTCTGACCAATCTGGATGCTTTAAATGAAAATGCTCGTGAAGTAAATACAACAAATACCGATACCCTCGTAACCTTTCATCGATTTCCATTTTGTTCTCATCGGTATAGGCTATTCCGTAGGCTTGTTCTTTACCTAACTTTCTATGAACTACTTGGTGTATCTTCTTCTCCATAAAAATTAGCGGTATAGATTTCTTTAATTCCAATATGTATAACATACAAAGCCATTAGCTTAATCTGTTTGTAAATCTCTTTTTCCTCTTCATCCATCATTCCAT